TTGGTGGCTTTAAGCAACTCAGCCTGCTTGGCAGCCTGACCAGAAAATTCCTTCTTCATGCCACCCTGAACCTTCTTGGCCTTAATGGCTGCCTCGGCACGCTGCTTGCCAGTCGGTGGCTTCTTACCCTTCTTGGCCTGCATATAAGAGTTATAACCCTCACCAGACTTACCAGCCTTGGCTTCGCTAACCTCAACAAGGCGAATACGATTCTGAACAGACTTCTGTGTTTTCTTTTGTGTCGCCTTACGGGCAGCAGCCTCGGCACCCTTGCGGTCAATCTGGGCAACACGCTTTGCGCTAGCCTCCATTGCTTCCTTGGTGGCCTTCTTGCCCATCAACTTCTTAATAAGTTCACGGGCCAAATCATCATAGCCCTTAGGCTTTCTGCTACTTGCCATTATAAAACTCCCATAAAATGCGAATGGTGGGGGGCTTTTATCCCCCCACCATTACACACCTGTTCCCACTCGGAGAACTCCGCCATGTTAGGCGGTCTTGGCCGTCAACTTGCCTTGCTTGGCACGGTTACGCACGGTCAGGTTGCCGTAGCACATAATCAGCGCATAGCGGGCATCGAGGTTCTCCGGACGGACAAATTCCGTCTGGCTGAACCACTTGCCACTGTGGCCGACAAGGGTGATGTACTTGCTGTTAAGGAAGTACATAACGCCTGCGGTGCAGTGCGTGTCATAGACAACCGGAGCAGCCTTGAACAGCAGGTTCTGGAAACCAGCATCTGCGGTCTTGGTGTCGGTGTAACGGAGTTGTGGCTGCAGAAGTGCCTCATACTTCTCAAACAGTGTTTGAGTCGTAAGAACCATATCTGGGTGGTCATTACCCACCGACACGCTGTTGTAAGCGGTTGCCATTTGGGCAAGCGTCAATGCACCAGCAGTGTTGTTCTCATATGAACGCCACCAAGTGTTGTCTGCGTCAGACGAGTCGATTCCGCCAACGGTGTTGCCGGACTCAACAAGGTTGCCCAAGCCGTTCCAGTTCTTGCCCGAGTTGCCGGTTCCATCTGCAAAGAACATCTGGTTGAAGCCTTCACGCAGCGATTCCTCTGCCTGCATAATCTTGGCCTCGAGCAGGTTGATGATTTCCTGCTCGCCATTGTTCTTGGCTTCTTCGATACCGCTGATTGCGATAGAAGCAGCGTACTGCTTCCATTCGAATTCAGCAGCCGACATTCCTGCCTGAGGTGTCAGCGAAATCGGGTCATAACCCGAGTACGATGAAACGGTGCTGTTCTGCCCGTAGATAAGCGGTTCCACAATCTTGGTACCACCATTGAGCATACGGATGCGACCCTTGTCAGAGAGGAAGTAGGTCAACGGACGAGCCGTGAACACATTGTCTGTGAGTTGGTCACGATAGTTTGCGAGCGTTGTTGAAAGCAACGCATCAAAGTTAACATTGCCTGCGGCCATGTTGTTATCTCCTTATATTAGAAGTTGGCGTTTAATTGTCTCTTGGCTGCAAACCAAGCATCGCTCAGACTTGTAATTGGGACAACATCTTCATCGGTTGTTGAAGCAGTGGCACTAGAACCCCCATCAACAACAGACGCTTGACGCTTTGATTCAACAATCCGAGAATCCTCGGCTTGTTTCATTTCGGCAGCCTTGCGTTGAATCTCCTGCTGTCTCATAAACTTGTCGAAAGCAATTTGCTTGTAAGTGCCTTCCAAGTCCGTGGAACCAATACGCATAGCAGCATTGATTACCTCGGTTACATCAAAATCCTCATACTTGGACTGCAACTTAGCAATCTCTCGCTCAATCTGCTGTTGAGACTGGTACTCCTCAAACTGTGCAATACGCTGGTCAAGTTCTCGAATCCGCTTTTCTTGCGGGTCCAAGTCCTCAAACTCGTCATCCACCATCTGTTGGGCCTCCGCTTTGGAGATGCCATAATGGCGTGCCAACAAATCAATGGTTGCTGACGGGTCACGCTCCAACGCAGACTGCAAAGTGGCTGCGAACTGCAACTGCTGTCGCTGCTCCGCCAACTCCTGTGTCTTACGGGTGTAATCCGCCTGACGCTGATAACCAGCAATTGCCTCAGAAAGTGGAACACTAATTTCCTCACCATCTAGTTTCACCGGTATGCGGTATTCCGCATACTGGCTCACATCCAGACTAGGCGTTTCTGTGGCCGATGTATCCCCACTTGAAACTTCGGGTGACCCAACGGGTTCCATTTCAGTGACGGGTGCGATTTCCTCGCTCATGTGTTTTTTCTCCTAGAGTCCGTAAAAGGTTGCTCTACAAATTGTTGATGTTGTTCCCTACTATTGGGGTGGCATCGGAGGCGGAGCCTCCGCTGCTGGACCCATCGGTAAGGCTGGAGGGCCTGCCGGCCCAGTCGCCTGTGGCGACATGGGCGGAGGCGGTGGTGCGGAGACAAACTTCTCCGGATTCTTCACACCAAAACCAAACTGCAACACATAGGCTGCCAACTCTTGCATATTGACCACACCGGCACCAGCGAACGGAGCCATAGCATCCACCATCTGAAGTGCCATCTGGCGACGGAAAGACTCATTCTGAGGTTGTGTAGAACCACCAACCACCTCGAAATCAAAGTCGCCTTCAAGATAGTCACGGTCAAAGTTGACCCAAACAGGTTCTCCGTCTTTGCCCATAATGCGTGCTGCTTGCTCGCCAGTCATAAACTGGCGGGCAACCATCAACATACGGCGAGCCACCTCGCTGATGGCGTGTTCAACCGTAGCCAACTTGTCCGCAGTGCGGGCGTTCGACGCATCCTGAATCAGGCCAGCCTCCGTGGCGGTACGGCGAATCTCGGTGGTACCACCACGCATAAACTCGGTGACACCCGACACACGGTCAATATCGCCAGCAATCAACTCAGACTGATTATAGAACTCGGGCGGGTTAATAACCGCTGGGAAAGCAGATACCACATTGGTCAATGGCTCATCTGACGCAACTGGCACCATAGTATTGTCCTCATCGGACTCCAATGCGGTGCGACCCATCTGGTCAAACGCCGACTCCTTATAGAGGTACTTTCTGGCGAACCGCTTGCGGTGGTTCATCATCTGGGTACGAGTCTCGTTCAACTCCTTCTGGAGTGGTTCAATCTGCTCAAGGTCACCAATCGGATAAAATGAATCCGGCACATCGTAATTGCGCAGCATCACAAACGGATGCCCAAACGAATACGGCATCGGCATCGGCTTTACCAAGAAGTTGTCTCCGCCCTCAGCAAACACAGACATAGTCCGGTTCTTGATATCGTAGTATTCCCAAATCTCGGCATAACCGTAAGTGCGGTCATAAACCTTCTTACGGCTCGGGTCGTCAGCATACCTGCTGACGGCCATCATCTGGACGGCTTCACGGGCTGCCTTGTTATAACGCTTATCCGCTTGAACATCTTTAAGAGGGCGACGAATCCGTTGCGCAATCCACTTAATATCGTGCATACTGGTAGCATCACAATCAACGAACACATCAAAAACAGAGACTCTTTCTGCAAAAGGAGAATCCTGTATGACCACAGTGTTCGGAGTTGGCATACCATTCGGGTCCGCATCGGAGACTTCTTCATCGATACCAACACGCTCCTCCTCAACAAACCGGTAACCAACCTTTACCCAACCATGACCAAAAATCAACATATCCTTAACGGCACGGCGGAACTCGTCACGGATGTTACGAAAACGCCACCAATAGTTAGACACGGCCTCAGCGATAACTGCATTAGCAGCATTTTCAGGATTAATTGCATTAACCGTAATCTTTGGAAAGTTCACCGAAATGCTGGGCGAAATGACATTGATTGTTGAAAATGTCATATTAATCAGCAAACGGTCAGAATCCGTATAATAGTCATAATGCTTGCCTTTATACAAATCCAACAGTCTGCGCCAAACAGCATCAAACCCTTCGTCTTTGCGCCACTTCTTGGAAGCATCAATATGCTTCCGATAAGAAGCCAGAATGTCAGTATTAGACTTACGAGCCATTACTTAGACCTGCCAAATGCTGGGTCGTTCGGGTTCAACCAGCGAATCAACGGCGGTACAACAGCAGCCAAGGCTGCCTTCAACAGACTGGTGGGGTCTGTTTCACCCGCCCAAGCCAAAGCCAGCACGGCAGCCAAGGCTGACCGTGCATAAGACCAAATAACCTGCTTATGCGCTTCTTTGATGACCATGACCATCCCCTATGTGATTATCCAACTTATCGTCCATATTGTCAACCTTAATGACCAAATGCTCCAGCAACCCTCGAGACTCGGCGTGCTGGCTGGTGTTTTCCCGTCGCAACTTCTGAAGCAAAACCACCACAGGACCCGTGATGATGGCTACGACAATGGGAACCCACCAATCCATGACAGATTACACCCACCGAGTCCCGACAGGTTCGGCGTTATAGCCGTTAATCTTGGCATCTTCCACCGTTTTGCGTTGACGCTCACCAATGGTGTCCCCATGGAAGTTCTCTTTACCATAGGTGAAACCCAAATTAACCGATTTCACATGGCATCCAAAGCAAATTTCCCCACGACGAGGCAAATCCTCGTCGTAAAAACTGCGCATACACTGTTCACAAACAAATTCCACCATCGCAAATACCTGTTTCGTTCCCAAACTAGGAATATCTGGTCGAACTACGGACATTATGCGCCCCAATTGGGGTCTTGGCAGACCCAACCTCTGAAAACATATGCTGCTCCCACCACAAAAGGCTATTGGTGGGGGGTTTAATGTCCCCACGGTACTCTGGAAGCCACACATATTTCAGCATCTGGTTACCAATAGCCAAAGACATGGTCCGGTCATCGTGCGGGGAACCCGCCATTTTGCCATTCTGCTTGCGGACAAAGGTCCGCAACTCGGCAATGGTCCTAGCACAATAAATCTCTAGGTCCGAGTTTCTGATGGCAGCAGACAACTCGTCAATAGCCAACGGTTTGGTGGCAGCCGTAGTACGCCATCCAAGCACCTCAGTCGCCTCAGGTAAACGCTGGGCCAACCTACGCTGGCGGTACAGGTTCCGGTAGCCGACCCGCTGGGCAGCCTTGAGTGAGGTTAGACCGTGGTTGTTGTTTTCGATACCCAGCAACGCCGTCTTGTAGAACCAACCCAGTTCTGCCAACATCTCACCAAACAAATCAGGCTCAATATGCCCATGCCAATGAGCCACAATGATGCCAGTAGTAGCGTCAATAACATGAGCAGAACTATAGTCACCATACGACAAACCTTCAGCCACATCCGCCCCAATAACATAAACACCCTCATCTGATGGAAAATCCCAAATACTTAACGGACCATCATCGGCTTCACGAAACTCTGTCTTGCCATCGGCAAAAACATGAAGATACCCAACCGTCGCCTCAATAGTGGGCAAAGAGTCCAACAGGTCAATGTCAAACACTGGGTTACCAGACTTAACAAACGCTTCCTCAGGGAAGCGTGGGTATTCCTGATGCAACTGCCACGATTGCATATTCTTTGCTTTGTCGTCGTACCAGTCATCCGAACGGTCACCAGCAGACCAAGGAAAGAAAATCCCTTTAAAGCGGTTGGTCCCAGTTTGGGACCCAACCCACAAACTATGGAAAAAGTTTCCAGAACCATTAGCGGTAGACAAACCAATGACACGACCACCAACATCCGCAATCGGTTCAATAGAAGCCCACGCCTCCTCTGGGTTGTTCAAGAACGCCCATTCGTCAACAATCACCAAATACACCGACTCACCACGAGCAGGGTCGCTGCCTGATGGCAACGACTCAATAGCCGACTCGTTATCAAACACCATCTTCAACTGGTGGTCGGTTACCTGCTTAGGTCCACGGTCTTTCATCCACGCAGGCAAAAAACGGTAACCATACTTAGACTTGGCAAGCAACTTCATAGCCTCACGCTCGGTACGGGACAACATAACAATAAAGCGGTCCTGCCTGAAATAGACTAGCCAAAAAGCGTAAGCAGCAGCCAAAGTCGAGAAACCAATCTGGCGAGCCTTAAGGACCACACTATAGCGTTCGCTCATCCAAATACGCATTGTTTCAATCTGCGCTTCACGCATCTCAAACTTGATACGACCACGCTCGGGATGTTTGATATGCCAATAGTTTTCGCAGAAGTAAACAAACGCCTCAAGTTGCTGCTCCAAAGTGGCATCTTCGGGGCCACGGCATCTACGCCATTCTTTTTCGTTAATTAGTTCATTTAGTTCCATAAACAGCCATAATTCTATCTTGATACTCGGCAGAAATTTCTGCAACCAGTTCCTGAATTCTTGCGTTCTTTTGTCTTTGCGCCGAATGAGGACCAATATGTTGACGGTACAACATCTTGGGAATGTACCCAATCTTGGTCACCAAAGCAGTTCGCACAACCAACTCATAGTCATCCGCAACTTCAAGTTGCGGATTATGTCCACCAACATTATGGTACACGCTTGAACGCCACGCACGAACATGGTTAGGTGCGGAGACAATATGTCCCAGTGTAGTTGCGTTGATTTGTGGCGCACGCATCACCCAGACACCGTTATCCCAGTATTTGCCACCGTAACCAAAAGCCCAACCATCAGGATAAATACCGGATTCACCATTGGGGAGAATTTCGCACCAATCTGAGTAAACAAACCCAACTTGCGGGTCAGCAAACTGTTCAGCGATTAACTCCAGTGCGTCTGGCATTAGTTCATCATCATGGTCTAACTCGACCAGAATATCTGCGTCTGCCCACATGAACGCACAGCGTTTAGCAAAACCAATGTTGCCACCTGATGGTGCATATGGTTTCATGTAATGCACCACATAGCGTTCATCAGCCTGATAGCCGTATACCTGACGGTGTACGCCATCAAATTCTAGTGGTGAGTCATCGTACACATACCATGACCAGTTGGTGTAGGTTTGCGCTTTTAACGATGCCCATGTTCTGGCTAGTACCCAGTCTGGTGTTTTGTACGCCGTTGTTATGACGGCAATATGCATAATTAACTATTCCTATAACCGTATACCCGAACAGTGCCAGACATGGTAAAACTTCCGCTATTTGTGACCAAAGTAAATCCATCGTATGAAGTGGTTACAGACATGATTCCACCAAGTGTTCTGTAATACGGCATTGGGTCAACAGGAGTAAAACCATGAGAAAAAATAGCGGTTCTGTATGACAATTGCGGGCTCATAACTTGGACAGAAATTGGCGTATTGGCATATGTTCCCGTATCTTGGTCTGCCAATTTCCAGTCCGTTGTTAAGCCACCACTGTTAATACCTGCAAGTATTGTTGACCCCATATATGATTGTGAACCAGCCCACCCATAGTTTGAGTTAGAGTTAGTCGTTCCACCAGTTCTCATGCGAAGAAATATTCCAGTCGCACCACTTACGGATGTAATGTTGATAGTCATCAAATAGTTGGAAAACTCACTGGTAAAACATGAATCAACATTGACTGACGATACTGCCGAAAATGTATTACTTGTTATAAATTGCACTCCCGGTGGTGTATCTGTGTCGGCAATCATCACCCACGCTGTATTGTCGTACACCAACACACGATTCGTGTCAGTCTCATAAATCATCTGACCCTCATATGGTGACGCAGGGCGAGTTGAACTAGTGCAAACACCAGCCTGCGATAGACGACTAGAAGGATAGTAATTGCTTAGACCCATTATGAATTCCTATATCCGTAAATCCGAACAGTACCAGTAATAGCAATACCGCCTATTGAAAAAATCGTAAATCCCGTATAAGAAGTCGCCGTCTGGTGATTTCCGCCGACATTTATCATAGTATCCCAGTTCGTGCATAGGGCTTGAAAGGTTGTAAATTTGGCAAGATTAGGACTACACACATCAACAACAGCCATGCTTGGAATTGTGGCATTTGGCGTACCAAGAATCCATTGACTTGTGTTATTCCCAAATGTATCACCACCACCAGCAGCAGCATAAAAACGATATGGTCCTGCGTAATAGTAGGTTGTTGTGCTATCGGTGGTTGTTCTTAATCTCATATAGTAACTACTGGAGGAACTCATTGTTGTATCGCTAATAACAATACGATAATTATCAAATTCGCTCGTAAAACAACCGTTAATAAAGGCAGCCGTTGTACCAGACATTGTTACAGTTGCACCAGAAATCGAAACATTTGTTCCAGCAACGCTTGTTGGTGTTATTAGACTTAACGCTGGTGGCGCATCTGTGTCGGCAATCATGACCCATGCGGCGTTATCCCAAATCAACACACGGTTCGTGTCGGTTTCGTAAATCATTTGACCTTCGTATGGCGCACTAGGACGAGTAGTGCTAGTACAAACACCACTGCGCAAACCACCAGAAACATTACTAATAGGCATAATCAGCCAACCCACTCTGTTGTTTCATTGCCATTGGCAATCCATTCCCGCAACTGGTCAAACAATGGACCCTTATGTTCAGCAAAAAACACAAAGTCACCATCGTTAAATTTCTTAACAAAATGTTTTTCTTGTTCTTCAGTTACTGGATTAAAAACAAAACGATGATAAAACATTTCAAATCCTAATTATGTAGTTAAGAACAATCGTCGGCTGGGTGTTTGTGAACATTCGTAATTGATATTCCAGTGGAGTTACCGTAAATACCAATACCAGTATTGGCGTTCCAAATTGTAAAAGAACTGTCACTACCATACAACGCACGGGCAGGAAACTCTGTTCCAAAACCACCAGCATTACTCTTGGTAGTCATACCGTGAGCGTGGCTTGGGTCATAAACTCCGTGAGCGTGACTGGGGTCAGACAATGTGTTTGCGTGAGAGTGCGCTGGTGTACCAGACTGTGCAGCAGTAAGCGTCACACCTTCAACACCACCAGCAGCACCAAGCGTTGTAGCGTTAATACCACTAACGCCAGAAGTCAAGCGACTAGCAGCAGAACCCCCCATGTTGTCTACGCCAGCAATTGTCCGACCCCGCAAGTCGGGCAAATTAAAAGTAGTAGAACCATCGCCCGCACCATAGGTGGTGCTGATGGTCAGAAACAAACTAGCGTACTGTGTACGGCTAATAGCCTGACCAGCACACAGCAACCATCCGCTAGGAGCATTGGAACCAGCGAACGGCACAATGACCCCGCTGGGGGTCATTGCAAAATCGCCAACGCCTCGTGAAATACCCATCAGACTTCTTTCGACCAGCCCATAACAACAACATTAACAGCAGAACCAGAATCACTATAGCCATAAAGTTGCTCGCCAGCAGCAAGCACCAATGCTGTATCCCACACCACCGTATCGAACTGTGCAACAGGCAAAGCATGAATCACACGATTAGCAGTACCAGAACCCACACCCAAATACACAAGTCGTTCGGCTCCAGTTGTATTACAAAACACAACCTGCTTCAAAACCCAGACACGGTTGGCGGGGACAGCACTGCCCACACCAGCATCACTAGCAGTCAAGGTAACTGGTCCAACCAGTCGTGATTCTGTTCTATCTCCAACAGCCATATTAAACTCCTACATCCATAGTTACCAAGGCCGTAAACTTGGTGTCATTCATCGGGTCCGTACTAGCGGTAGTATTGACCCACTGCGACAATGACGCATTATACACTAATGCTTGACCCGTTACCGGACTGGTAATGGTTACATCTGTTGCGCCATCCAAAGTGGTAAAACCTTGTGGACCAATTGGACCCTGTGGACCTTGCGGGCCGGTGGCCCCCTGTGGACCTTGCGAACCCTGCGGGCCAGTTAAACCTTGAGGCCCTATGTCTCCTTGCGGTCCCTGTGGACCCGTGGCTCCCTGTGCGCCTTGAGGACCTTGTGCGCCCTGCGGACCCACATCCCCCTGAGGCCCCTGCGGACCCGTCGCACCCTGAGGACCTTGCGGACCAGTAGCACCTTGTGGACCAATATCACCCTGAGGACCTTGAGGTCCGATAGGTCCAGTTAAACCAATGTCTCCCTGTGGACCCTGTGGGCCTTGTGGACCTACTGCGCCTTGCGGACCCTGAGGTCCCTGTGCGCCAACGGCACCTTGAGAACCCTGAGGGCCGACATCGCCCTGCGGGCCTTGAGGTCCCTGTGAACCTTGAGGACCTTGAGAACCCGTGGCTCCTTGAGGCCCAACAGCACCCTGAGGACCCGTGGCACCCTGAGGTCCTTGTGGACCAATGTCGCCTTGCGGTCCTTGGGGACCAGTTGCACCCTGAGAGCCGGTTGCACCCTGCGCACCTTGACTACCCTGCGGACCTACAGCACCTTGAGGGCCAGTAAAACCTTGGGTACCTTGAGGCCCAGCAGCACCCTGCGGGCCAACAGGTCCTTGAGAACCTTGGGGACCCTGAGGTCCCTGAACACCAGAAATGCCCTGAGGTCCAGTTGCGCCCTGTGCGCCCTGCGAACCTTGAGGACCCGTCGCCCCCTGTGCGCCTTGCGCACCTTGGGAGCCCTGAGAGCCTTGTGAACCAACATTGGCTGCATAAATAACCGTAATGTTGTCTGTGTCAGAAACAGCAACAGTGTCACCGCTAGTTAAAGTGACAGTTTCTTCTATAACACCAATTGCTTCAATGCTCATCGGGTCACATCCGCCAGAACCGTACACTTACCAGCCAAAATAGTAGTAACGACGCTTCCAACGGTGCGTTGCAAATCCCAATAAGCCACACCATCCGTCAGCGCAGCCGAAGAAGTGGAAGTCAAAACCAACTGGACAGTACCATTAGTTGGGTCTGGAACCGTACACACAAAAGAAGCAGCAATAGTAGACGAATTCTTTTCAGTTCGAATTTGGGCTGCAAAAGCAGCCCCAGTCAAATTAACAGGGGTAGTGCCATTCGACTGAAAAAAGGTGACATTCAATTGCTCCGTGTCACCACGGACCACCTTAATATTTTTGACAGCAGGAACACCCATACCAATACCCCGTTCGTTCCCCTAGAAATCGTCTTTTTTCATTTTGCGAACTCTTGGTTCGCCCTCACAGCAATGGTCCTTAAATTTGCACTCAGGACATAACCATCGTGTCGCCTCCGGCGGGTACTCGCACCCACAATTAGGACACTCAATAGTATTCACGGCTCTTTATGGCGTGCAGCCCGTTCGGCTGCAGCCACCGACGCAATCAACTGGTCCAACTCCTCATCCGAAATCTCAGAAGCCTTGGAGGTGTGTTCAACCGTAATCTGAGTCGGGGCCAACCTGTTGGTGGCCTGCAGGTACAATTGGGCTGCCTTATTGTCTCCGCCCAAAGCACGCTCATAAATTGTGTCTAGCAACTTCTGGGTTCGCTCAGGCGAACCTTGCAGGTCCTCCACACGCTTCTGCCACTCCTGCTTAAAGTGTGGCTTCTTCTGCCAACGACGCAGGGTCGTTGTATCGATATCATTGTCGGCTGCGTATTGTTCTTGTGTGCGTGGTTGACGCATGGGTGCAGGTACGAGTAGCCAGTTTAGATATTTTTCTTGACGCTCGTCTAATAGTTCAGCCATCACTATTGGGTGGTTGTTCCTGTATTTTTAATTTAGACTTCTTGTAGGGAACAGGTTTGGGGGGGGTAGGGG